CTTGGTATTCATGAGGGCAAAAAACTCCTTGGTGTCCTTTTGAACATTCCTGGTTGGCGGTAGTTCTCCGTCATACTTCATTGCAATGGTATAGAGTTCAAATGCAGATAAGGGCATTCCTACGACGATGACCGAGGCTGGAAAGATGCGAAATTTGCTGACCAGACTGGGATCCGTAAACAGAATCATCGGGATACCACTAACACCCAGGTCATAGAAGAGGGATAAATATTCTACAAAACGTTCTGGTTTGCCATAGATGTCATAATATGCTGTGACGAGCATGACTTATGTAGATATATTATTTTCTATGTCTTATAAAAGCGCACTTATAGAGATCTTGTAACCTTATAAGTAGGATGGTAGCCAGTCTACTAAAAGTCATCTCCTCGGGTCTCCAAGATGAACGTCTTAATTTTAAAGCTACAATGTATCCCTTTCAAAAAACATGGGTCAAGGCAGGGCGATTTACCACCAAATGGGAACGCCTTGACTTTGAAAATACACCCACCTTCGGAAACACGGCCTTCTTCCGTATTTTAAGAAAGGGGCATCTGGTCACCCGTCTTTTTTTAGTTGCTACGATGCCCGACATCTATACCGTGCAGAAGGCAGCCTATGATGCAAATGGGTCTTCTCTGGCATATCCTCAGTTTGGATGGACCAATTCTCTCGGGCATGCCATGGTACAACAACTGACACTTGATATCGCAGCCTCGCGTGTAGAAACCATCGATAGTCGCCTCTTAGAAATCTTAGATGAGTTCCATACTCCCTTGGAGAAAGTACCGCTTGTAAATGATATGATTAAGCGGAAAGATACAGGCTTTACACAGCGATCCTTTGGATGGGCTACACCACAATCCAGTGGTGCATTACAGGCCGGCCCCTATCAAGAAACCGTGATCGTCCCCTTGCCCTTTTGGTTCACGCGAGGCGATCCTGGTTCGGCGCTACCAATTGATGCCATCGGCGCAGATGAAGTTCGTGTGGGAATTACGATGCGTGGACTAAATGGGCTGTATTACACGAGCACACAGCTCTCGGCGAATACGACGAATGCAGATGGGGCATCTCTGACACCCCTACTTGGCTCTTCCTTCTATGCACAGGATCCCGTTCTTCATACAGGACAAACGCCACTCAGTAATGCAAATGGTATAATCAAGATGCCGTTGGCATTACAGCTTGGAGACTGTCATATTATGGCAGAGTACGTCTATCTGGATCAAAATGAGGCAAATCGGTTTCGTTTGGCCGATTTACAGATTCCCATTGTACAGCATTATGCCATGAATCCTACTGATACAGAAGGGCTACTTGATGCACGAATTCGTCTGGATATTCCCAATCCGTGCCGTGACATCTTCTTCATGTGCAATCCTTACATGGCTCCAGCCTACAATGCCCCCTTCTTGGCTACTCGAACCATGACAGGCACCATCAATACCTTACCAAATGCGTCACAGTATCCATGGTGGCCTGATGCAGTGGGGCTGTCTGCCAATCAACCATCCGTGGCGTTACGACCAGCCTTTGCCCTATCCGATGCCGAACCTATTTCGGGGTATGAAGTGGATTATCAGGGATCGTTGGTGCGGTTTCGTACAGAGGGTGGTGCACTCTTTCGTTCTGTCGTTCCTTCGTTGGAGCAGCGCAAGTCGCCATGGGTGAATCGCTATTATTATAATTTTCCGTTCGGTGTTCAAAATGGATTTACGCCATTTTCAGCACCGCAAGGTGAGGCAAATCTTGATAAAATTGTCAATAAAGATCTTATTTTACGCTTTCGACCTCCCTATGGTAACGTAGTGGGGTTGAATGTACAGCGGTTCGTCGTGTATGCCTATGCCGAGACGTATAATGTGCTACGCGTGTACTCTGCACGTGCTGGACTCATGTTTTCGTTTTGACACATTTTTACTTATGTCCATGGGTCTTCTTGGATTTTTTGGCTTTTTTCTTTTTCATACTGCGTTTTTTCAAAATAGGTCGCAGCGTACATGCCAGTTCATTGGCCTTTTGTTTTGCCATGGATGGCGACCATTTATTCGCACGTTTCCGTGTCATTTTCTGTATATTCGGTGTGTTTATACCATATTCCACTTCTCGCATTGCATCTGCCATTTCACCCAGCATATATTGATACCGTTCAGGATGGGTAACATAATTCGTCGGATAGTCCGATTTGTTAAACAATCGAATCGTATTCTTTTTCGTAAAGCGAACCTTTGTCATTTCTATGATTTGGTTCGGTTTATTTATGGCGCAATACATTTTGTTTAATACACGTGGCTTTTACATGTGCAAATTCGGCGGGAGTTAATGTAGCTAAATTTTTAAACAATTTTATTGGTTCATTTGGTAATCGTTTATGTGTAAGAAGATATAGTTTTTCATTTATACGTTTTACATCTGAAAGAGATCGTGTTGCATCAGTGATTGCATTATTCATATTTTTTCTAGTTGACCACAAATTATGTTTTACCAGATTACTATCGGTAATATATGGAAAAATATGAGTAGATGGATAGTGGATTTTTTTTCTAGGTATCACATTTTTTCCATTGTGCGCCTTAGCATTCGGATGCAACTTACTTTTCTTTACTGTTTTACGTTTCTTTTTTAGTGGTTCATTGTGTGAATTACGATGTGTATGGTTTAATCGTTTTCCAAGTACCATTTCTATTTAGATACTGTAATAAAAATTGAAATAACGGAACTGTAAAAAGAAATAGCAACCAATAACACCCATGAAACTCATCAGCTTCAATATCAACGGCATCAAATCCATGACTTACAAACTCAAAAATGGAGAAAAAAAAGGAGGACCAACCAATAATGTTCTGAAAACACTGATCGATGAACAGGATCCTGATATTCTCTGCTTCCAAGAAGTTAAAACGCAATCGGAGGGAGATTTGGCGTGGCTACATACGCATTTTCCCCATCGGTATCATTCCTTTGCCACGAATAAAAAAGGTTATTCGGGAACGGCTCTCTTTTCCAAAGTGGAACCTGAATGGGTCACCTATGGATTTGAGTCTCAAGAACACGGTGATAAAGAGTTTAACTACGAAGGACGCATTATTACAGCAAAATATGCAGGATATATTGCTGTAACGGTGTATTGCCCCAATTCACAGGTGAAACTGGCTCGGCTGGCTGAACGACTTGAATGGGAAGACGTAATGCGACAGTATCTGGAGCATTTGAAAGAAGCTCACCATGTACCCATCCTTCTATGTGGCGATCTCAATGTGGCACATCAAGAGATCGATTTGCATAATCCAAAGGCCAACAAGAAATCGGCTGGATTCTCGGCTGAGGAACGCGATGCCTTTCAAAAACTGTTGGATTCGGGTTTTACCGATTCCTTTCGCCATTTGCATCCTGACGATATTGCGTATACCTACTGGTCCAACTTTGCCAAGTCCCGTGAACGAAATGTGGGATGGCGGATTGATTATGTGGTAGTGTCTTCTGCACATTCCGATAAGATTCAGGAGGCTACGTGTTTAACGGAGTATATGGGATCGGATCATTGCCCTGTTTCTTGCGTGATGGATGTATAAAATGTACAATGAGTTATTTCATTGTTTATTTTTATTTTTATTCTTTATTTTTCTAGTTTTATTTCGTTTCTTATGACCTTGCCCGCGCATCATGATGCGATTAACAATCATTTTATTCATATTTTGTTTTAATTTGGAAGATAATTCATTATATAATGTATTTGTATTCTTTGTATATCTATTCCATAATCCGCGGGTGTCATGTGGACCTAATCGTAAAAGTTTCAAATAAAATACATCACATTTTTTTCCAAGAACTTCCACATTATCGATATATCCATTTATGACAAACGTAGAACCTGGTGACAATAATACTTCGGACTCAGAAGAGGTTGTGCCTTTTCTATAATTTAATGATAAATGATCAGAAATAAATGGCAATGGATTTCCTGCAGGAATATGGATAACGAGTAAAACTCCCTTACTAAATGTAGTAGCAACTTCCAGATTTACAGTAGTTGATAAAAAACTGTAAATAGATATTTCTTCCTTTTTGCTTTTAATATATTCCCCTAATGTAGGTGTCTCTCCACGAAATACAGTAATGCCATTATCTTGCCCGTCTATTCTTGGAAAGTTAGATAAGATATCTACTAAATGATGTGCGTATTCAATCTGCTTAACAAATTGTTTTTTGGTTAATGCATGTTCTTTTAGTAGATTTGGTGTATTTCTCATCGGAATTGCTTTGTGATATAAAATCCAATTTATAACGGTATAGGTTATATCTAGTGGTTTGTCTTCCCAATCACTAGCATCCATTTCCGCTTTATAGGCATTTATTAATTCTTTATCTTTTTCATCTAGTCCCTTATAATGTATATAGGACTGCCGAATAAATGGATTTTGTGTATAGTCTATTTGTAAGTCTTCTACTTTTGGAAATGCCATATAATATATCCTATTATATGGCACTTTTTTAACAAAGTTCTAAACAACAATTTATGGTTTCTTCACCTTAAACGCCATTCCCGCCGCCTTATTATTATATTTCGGCAACTGTAATTCTGCTACACGTCCATGCTCAGGAAATGGAATGGACCCTTCCCATGGTTCGCCTGTCTTGACCCATTCGCTAATTTTTTCCTGTAATTCTGTAAACCCACCATACTGTCGGACATTGGCCTCTTTGAGCTGTGTTAGCAGACTAATTCCTTCTTTCAAGCGTTCTTCTTTTGTCTTTAGTTGTTTTACCATTACTTAGTTATAATAAGTTATATATGAGTTTAAACTGCCAATGTAATAGATGCATAATATGGAGGATATACCTATCACTCGGGCAGCACGATATTATCGACTCCATCGCAATGAGCATTTAGCAAGGAAAAAAGAAGATTATGCAAAAAAACGTGAGGTAGAGAAGAATACTCCAGAATGGATTGCAAAAAATGAAGAAAAAGAAAGAAAGAAACGAGAGAAAGAAGAAGAGAAAAATATTATAAAATCTATGAAACTTGCTGAAAAAGAAAAGAAACGTCAAGAGTCATTATTAATTGCAATCATGACAAGCAAAAAAAAATAATATATTCCTTCCGGTGTCATGAAAAATATATTTTTTATTTTTCATGACGCGATTAAAATTGATTCCATCTAATAGGGTATATCGTTAGTAAACATGGGAGGTAAATGTAGAATGTGTACGCGATCTGCAGTATATAATATAAAAGGTAATCCGCCACGATTTTGCAACGATCATAAGACATCAGAAATGATCAATACACAAATCATTATATGCAGTAATACTGAGTGTAACACAGGAGCATTGTATGGAAATTCAGGCAGTACTCCATTATATTGTTTTAAGCATAAAGTAGATGGTATGATAAATTTAAAATTTAAATCATGTACACACACAAATTGTATTTCTCGACCCAATTTTGATTTTCCTAATATGAAAGGATTATATTGTTCTCTTCATAAATTACCAGGAATGATTGATATTAAACATAAACGATGTAAGCATACTGATTGTGATAGTATAAATCCAGTATTTGATATACCTGGTGGAGTAGGGTCCTATTGTGCAATGCATCGTACAAAAAATATGGTAAATGTCCGCGATAAAACATGTGAGTTTCCTACATGTTCAATTGTTAATCCTAATTTTGACATAATCGGCGGAAAAGGTAGATATTGCGCATCGCAT